TGAACTTAATTATCCACAAGCAACTGATTCAGAAATTGATGCTATTCGTCATATTAATAGATCAACAAATTCAAAATTACCAGTATTAGAATCAGTTCGTAACATAACATGGCATCCAGTTTCATTTAAATTTTCAAACATGTTTTCATATGGCGAAAATAATCATGTTGATTTCACAAAACTTCAAGATGTTGTAGGATTATTTGCACCAAATACATCTGGCAAATCATCGTTGTTAGATGCAATGACGTATACTATTTTTGATAAATGTAGTAAAACCGGAAAAGCTAAAGAAGTACTTAATAATAAATCTACACAATTCTTTGGTCGTTTTGTTTTTGAAATGAACAACGTAACGTATACGATTGAAAGAACAGGTATACAACAAAAATCAGGACACGTAAAAGTTAATGTTGAATTTTATTCTGATAATGAAAATCTTAATGGTGAAGAACGTAGTGATACAAATAAAAACATTAGAAAATATCTAGGAACTTATGATGATTTTATTTTAACGGCATTTTCATTGCAAAACGATCAAAGTAACTTTATCAATAAATCACAAAGAGAACGCAAAGATTTATTATCACAATTTTTAGATATTACAGTTTTTGAGCAACTTTACCAACTTGCTGCAGAAGATATAAAAGAAACAGCTGGTAAATTAAAAGAGTACAAGAAAACCGACTTTGCTCAAATTATTTCTGATGCAGAAGATATTATTTCGCAAAATATTGATGCAATATCTAAATGCGAACAACAAGAACAAGATGCACAAACACAAAAAGACGAACTTCAAGATGATTTATTGCGTCAAGTTGAAAGTAAACAGCCAACAACATATACAGGTCCGTCAATAAAACAACTTAAACAAGAAGAAATTCAATTAACTGATAAGATAAAAAATCTGCAGCAAGAAATTGAAACGAAAGAACAAGAAGTTGAAGAAAAAAATGATACTCAACTTAAACTTCGTGTTGATATAAAGCAATTTGATCATGATGATATTGAACACCACGTTGGAAAATATAATTCATATGATTCAAAGATAGAAACACAAACGAGAATAACAAATAAACAAAGGACATATGTTGATGGATTGCAAGAAAAAATACAACATCTCGACACACATGAATATGATCCAGAATGCAAATATTGTACATCAAACGTATTTGTTAAAAACGCATTACAAGCCAAGGATTGTATTGATCAAGAACGTGAGTCATTGAAACGACATGAAGAATATTTAACACGTTTTAAAACAGAGCAACAGGAATTATTTAAATACACTATACAAAAAACTCAGTTAGAATCATTGATTTCAGAACGATCTGGAATACGAGATGATATTGAACGTGATGAACTTCGTTTAGAAATTTTAGAAAATGAATTACAGACAAAAGAATCTGAATTAGAAACTTGTTTAGAACGACAAGAACAATATACGATTAATCAATCTGCAATTGAAACCAATCAAAAAATTGAAGAACGGATTGAATTAATTAAAGATGCGTTAGAACATAATAAACATGCAATAGCAAAGATTACAACACGAATCAAAAATTTACATGGTGAGATTGAAGTTGCAAAAACAAAAAAGAAACATGCACTTGAAAGTTTAGATTCTTATAAAAAGTTAGAAACAGAATATAAGGCATATGAATACTATTTAGAAACAATAAAAAGAAATGGTGTACCATATGATATTATTGCAAAAGCTCTTCCAAAAATTGAAGCTGAAATCAACAATGTACTCAATCAAATAGTTGATTTCAATATGGTTCTGAATACAGATGGCAAGAATATAAACGGATATATTATTTATGATGAAGATAATTTTTGGCCATTAGAATTAACATCTGGTATGGAACGTTTTATTTCTAGTTTAGCAATTCGTGTTGCATTAATAAATGTATCAGCACTACCACGTCCTAATTTTATTGCAATTGATGAAGGCTGGGGAAGTTTAGACTCAGAACATATTGCTGCAGTAATCAACCTATTTGAATATTTTAGAAACAAGTTTGACTTTTCAATTATTATTTCACACGTTGATTCTATGCGTGATATGGTTGATAAATTACTTGAAGTTAACAAGCAAAACGGATTCAGCCAGATTCAGAACACGTAATATTTATAATAAAGTATTTCGTGTATGAAACGTAAAGAAACTGTATTTAAAGGATTAGAATCAGTCAATGTATTTTTTACTGATACATCATTAACATCTCCTAATGTCTTTCAGATTACAGAATTTCCAACACGTTTAACTGCTGGTAAAAATTTAATAAAACTTAAAGGACACCCCACAAATTTACGTATTGGATCATATCTAAACATTGAAATATTAGATTACAATGGCGACCCAATATATCACGAAATCATAAATTATTTAGATGAAGATAAATCTAGAGTCATCGCAATTTATGTTTATGATGATACTTCTCCAGGTACTGCAAATATAACATTAGTAGGCGAAATAAATGAAATTAACGGCCAAAGTGTTCCGCAAGAATGGGAAGGCGTAACTAACGTAAAGTGGTCTAGAACAGTTGAAGTTAATCCTACAATATCTAATGACTCTGAAATTATATTTGAAACATTGCCTTCTGCATCGTTAACAGAACAAGTAGGTGTACAATTAGACAGAACATATCCTAATAATCAGCAGTTTCCTACTTATACTACAGGCACGGTAAGATATTTTTCATATAATAATACACCAGCTTTTGAAATATCAGGTGGATTATTTACACAAGAAATGGAAGGTGGTACTATAACAGTTTCATCTCCTGTAAATCCTATCCCTACACCACAATATACGCCTGGTACTACGACATATGAAACAACAGTAAGAAAAGTATTATCTGATACATTGATGTTGTTAGACGACAATTTTAGAGTAGCATCATCGCAATCTATATTTACACATACATATACACAGTTTGATTATTCTTCATTTTCTGTAACATATGAAGCAGACCCAGTATATACACCAACTCAAAATTCCGAATCATTTGCAAATATATCATTATTCGGATTACAACCAGCAACTGGTGATATTAGTAGAATTAAAATCTTTTTGAATGGTAATGGTAGTATAGGTACATGGGAACAAATCAATGACATTGAATTAGAAGAAAATGAATTGTTTATTGATGAAACAAATGTATTTCCAGATTTTGAAATTGGATTATTTACATCACAATCTGTTATTGATGCATATTGGGAATCAAATTATTATTCTGGATTCATAGAACTATCTGCACCTACATTGTCATGGACTTCTTCAAGTATGGCAAATGCAGTACAAGTAATTACAGGTAGTTCTGGGGACATTACTGCATATAACCAAGTATATACATTTCAAACAAAACCGGCGTACGCAGCAACATTTGTTTCAGAATCTTCATATAAAATTACAATAGATGCAATTGGTACAAGAAGTGCTGTTAGTGGTAATAATAACCCAAAACTAAGTGTATTTTTATCAGGTTCTGCATTTCCGTTTGATGCTACTGATATTCTTAATCAAGAATTATCAACTAAATTGGGTGTTCGAGTAGGTGAATTAGAAGTAACAAGTAATTCACAAAGATTTGATGACACGGTATTTGAATTTGAAGCTCCTAGTACCGGAACTGCATCACTAATATTTGTTATAGAATCCGGGGAATGGACATTTTCAGATATCAGAACAACTACTGATAATGATCCCGGATATACTCCTGCATATTCAAAAATACGTACAGAGATTCCTACAAAGCATAAGTCTTCAAATCAATATCGTTTCCGCATAGATTATTTCAACGTAGATGGTGTTAAGAGTCGACAATCAACATATATCAATAATGTAGATTGGCAGGGTGGTAACCGTTATATAGACGGCGAATATTCAATGATAACAGGCTCATTGTATGTAGCTGACACATTAGAAACAGGTATTGCAATTTCAGGACTTAAAGATACTGGGTTTGTACGAAGCTTGGGGTATTCTGGATTTACATACGGCGACCCAGGATTTTTACTTTGGAGTGGTAGTGCGTTATCTGGTAGCTCTGGAACTAAAGGCGGCGTACCATATAGTGGTGTTGGATTAGAATTGTATGCAAATACAGACAACTATTTTAGATTTTCGACTACAGATTCTGAATTAGATGTAAGAACACAAAAATTCTTTGTGGGAAATGCAACTACATTTCTATCAGGCTCAGATGGCAATTTGCAAATAAAGTCTGGAGATGATTTAAATATTTATAATGGCGAAATAACTGGGTCAAACGTATTAATTTCAAACACCATAAAAACTGGGCCATCAACTACTGAAGACTACATAGTACTAAGTACAGCTCAACGAATAGTTGATGCATCAAATATTGCTAGGATTGTATATCAAAATGAGTCATTATCTAAAAATACTGCATATACTATAGGTGCAAACAGTACTTCATCTAGAGAATTATTAGATTCGTTTACATGCAACATACTTCCTGGCGAAACTAACATGGTATTCATGTTTCAAGGATCTGGTTCATCAGCTGGTGTTTGCATACCAAAATTACAAATAGATCTTAGTTATATATCAGCTTCAGCCGGCGCAGTTGTAACAAATGCATCTAGTCCAAATTTTAGAATTATCACGCCGATAGAAACATTAGAAACATATGAATTTTCCGGAAGTATGCATGATAATTCTTTTGGATTAGGTAACAGCCTTCGTGTTGGTTTAGTACAAATGTATAAACCCATTAATGGAGATATGCAAGGAAAATTTGTAAAAGTTGAACTATATGAATATGTAAATGGTACTGGTACTGGTACAATGAGTTGGCGAAATTTTCATGTCATGACAACACGTCAAGCAAATGAGTACCAAAGCATCGGCCTTTCTATAGGAGAAGAGGTTCCACAAGTACCTAATTTAGGATAAAAACTCATACTAATACAATGATTGATATTTATATAAAATAGGCATTCTAATGAAATCAATACTACAAGAATTCAAACAGCATCTCACAGAGCAAACAAGTAATGTTACTGTTTTATTTCCAGGCGGGTTTAAACCTATTACTGGAGCACATTTAGCACTTGCTAATCGTTATGCAGAAGATCCACATGTACAACAAGTAGTGATGCTTATCGGACCAAAAGACAGAGATGGGTTCACAAGAACACAATCAATTCAAGCATTCAATTTGATGAATTCAAACCCAAAGATTCGCATACAACCAACAGAATTCAATTCTCCTATCATGGCTGCATACGAATACTTGTTTGCATTGCCGGAAGATACTGCGGGTCAATATGCAATGGCTGCATCTGCAAAAGGAGATGATTATGTGAGAACTAAATCATTTGTGCCTAACATAGACAAATACAAAATAACAGGCGATAAAAAAGGTAGAAAAATACCACAAGGTGTTGATGCCGTAGAATTAACAGCAAACACAGATCCAATACAATATCCGACAGGCGAACCTGTATCTGCAACATCGACAAGAGCTGCAATTGCTGCAGGCGATTATCGCCGGTTTAAAGAATCTTATCCAGGCATAACAGATGAAATTCTTAAAAATGTTTGGGAAATATTTACAGGTAAAATGATCGAAACCGTTTTTTCTAAAGAATGGTGGGCTTCACAACTAGCAGAAGATGTTGAAAAATTATTTACTGAATTAAAAACTGGAAAGCGTTTACGTGTATTTGATTTTGATGATACATTAGCAAAAATGAATGCTACAATTTACGTTAAACACCGCGATGGATCTAACACAGAATTAAACCCAGCACAGTTTGCGGTTTATGAGCCAATGCCTGGCGATGATTTTGATTTTTCAGAATTTGATAGAATTATTAAATCTGCAAATCCAATACAAAAAAATGTAGATGCATTAAAAAGAGCAATGCAAGATGCTGGGGCTAAAACAACTATTTTAACGGCTCGTAGAGTGGCATACCCAGTTAAAAGATATCTTGAGCGAGAACATGGACTTAAGAACATATACGTTGTTGCACTAGGTTCGTCTGACCCAATGGATAAAGCTCGTTGGATTGAAAAACAAATTCAAAAAGGATATGACGATATTGAGTTTATTGACGATTCTCCAAAAAATGTAAAGGCAGTCAATTCATTACAACAACAATATCCGGATGTTGCATTAACAGCACAATTAGTAGAAGGCTATATGGATCCTAAAACTGCTGAGAAACATAAAAAGAAAAT